TCTCCCCTACTCGAGTTTCCTCAAATGCCGCCTTCTGTGCAAGTGCATCGCCGGCACTCCTTTGAGCCAACCTTGCAATATTCATCCGATTTTCCGCTTCCTCTTTCCTGGCGTGTTCCTTTTGCAGAAATGGATTCTTGGAGATATTAGCGGCGGCATCCTCGGGGACACCATTGCGCATTAATTCCTCTTTTATTTCATTCGCACGGGCTTTCTTTTCCTGTCCCACAAAATACCCTTTTGCGACTTCGCCGAGTGCTTGTCCGAATGCCTGGTTTGCTTTTGCATTCGCTTGTCCCGCCCGCTCGATTGCGGATGGGTCGATTCTCATTAAACCCGCATTAACTGTGTCTCCGATTGCCATAAATTTACCCTGTTATTTTTTAGGTTCTCTGCCTAAGAATCCTCCGCCCAATGAACCAGCAAATCCAAGTAAGCCACTTGCCATCCCACTAGCCGCACTTTCTCGGGCGGCATAGTTAGCCGCATCATAATTCGCTTTATTCGCGTATGCTTGCATTCCAATATTGACACCAGCATCGGGATTAATTCGAGTCACCGATTCCTGTGGCATTCCAAAAAGAGCGGACCTTTCTCCAAACCCTTGCTGGGTGTAATTGCTTCCACCTCGAAGCATCGCCAATGGATCGACTGAGGTCGCTCGATTCATGCTCGATGCATACCCGCCAAACTTCATTGCATCGTCTCGATTTTCGCCTATAATTTTGCGTAAATAATCTTCTCGGCTCATCGCTTCAGCGGCAATGCCCGCATTATCCATTCCCCTACCCCGTGCCACTAATCCTTCACGGGCGGACTGAGTTGCTCGCCTTCTCTGCTCGGGCGATAGGTCAGTCATCTGTGCTTCATTGAAAGCCTGATCGGCTAACTGGTTAGCTTGGTTTGTACGAGCTTGCATGAGCGGATCGGATGCCCGGTATGCTTGGTTTAAATCTGCACCAAATCGACCCATCATGGAAATATCTGATCCCGCCTGTCTTTCCGCCATTCTAGCCCCAAAGTCCTGTGAACGCATAGCACTCGATTCCGCCAAGTTTGCCATCGGATCGGCGGCCCGCCTGGCGAGGTTCATCTGTAAATCCTGATACTGCGGGTCGTATTGCTGGCGGACTCCTAGCATCTGATCTTGAAGCCCTGAGTCGGCCATTGCTCCGACATAATCTCGGGCAGATTTCCCGACGTTAAATTCGGGTAAGGGAGGGGGTGCTTTTCCCCCTCCAAAAAGTTTCTGTAAGAAAAAGGAAGGGACTCCTGACGAGTTAACTGGTTCACCCGCTCCGCCCGCTTCCATAAGCATTTGGGCTTCCTGTTGATTAATGTACGCTAATCCTTCGCCCTCGGGTGCTTCCGAATTTAGGAGGGCGGCGGCTTGACGAAGGGGATCTTCAGGTGCGTAGGATGGAATGCCCGAGGGTGTCATTTTACCCGATGCTCCAGCATTCTTTAAAATTTTCTTTTCCGCATCATTTATATATGCGAGCGATTCGCCCTGTGGTGGCTGGTTATAGGCATTAACTACCGCATTAGCCTTTTCGTCTGGAGTCATTAATTTATTTAAAATGTCCATATTAAGTTTTGATTATGTAATTTAAAATGATGGTGGGCTGAACATTGTTGTGCGCGGAAGCATTTACAGCGGCTATATTGCCGGTCGTAGCGGCAGAAGGTGCAGTTACTGCTCCTGAACCACCATCCACATTATGCGTAGTTGTCGGTGTCGAGTTCGTATGTTGCATTTCTGCGGTGCTTAGTGTGTGAGTTTCTGTACCGCCTGAACCACCTAAAACATCTCCATCAACTCCGCCAGCCAATCCGGTTAATCGATTAGCAGAAGAACCTCCCATATCATCCTGTCCAGCAATTACTCGCCCTCGTAAATCGGGGATATTAAAAGTCGTTGAACCATCTCCCGATCCGTAGGTTGTTCCTATAAGTGCAAATAGGGCGGAATAGGTTGTCCGTGAAATTGGCGTGTCATTGCAAAGAAGGTAACCAGTCGGGGCTGGAGATGCTCCCGCATAAGGCATAATCGAGCCTGTTGGCATAAGAACACTAACTGCACCCGCATCGAGCTTTGCGGCTGTTACCGCTCCGTCCTGAATCTTCGCGGTGATGACGGAATCCGTGGCAAGTTGAGTCGCTGTGATTCCGGCATCTTTTACTTTTAATTTACTCGAACCTAAAGTAAGGGTGGAATCATCCGTTGTCGCAGATGCCGATGTAAAAGTAGCACTATTGCCAATATCATTGAGCTTGGTCGCTGTGACTTGATCTCCACTAGCAAAAGTTTGTCCTGTTGTAATTACTCCCATGATTTTTCCTCTTTATGAAATGCTTGTTGTTGCTCGATCTGTGATTTGAGCGTCTACCTTTACTGCTCTTAAAAATGGTCTGCCTGTGTTTGGTTTAAAATCTGCCTGTATGCCAAAGCCTCGTTTATTCACTCTCATTCTGAGTGAGGAATCTTCATCTGCCGGTAATGTTGAGCCTATAAGGCTGGATATCGATGTGGCGGTAGATGTAGAGTCAGGATCTTCAGTTATGAAAGTAATATCGCCATCCGTTACCGTCTCGCTTCCACTCTTAATATGAAATTCTGCCCGACTGAATTTTTTCCTGTCCAACGACTCAGCGTCATATTGACGAGTGGTTACTTGGCTAACGACTGGGATAGTTGCGGGAATCGCCTGACCGGCAGTCATGCTTACCACATCTCCGCCCTCAAACCCATCGACTTTATGGACTCCGCCTTCTTCTGTTGTTAAGTAAAGAGCATTCTGCGAGCCTTCTTTTCCGACTATTAATTCGCGGATTGCAAACTCTGTTGAGTTGACTGTGTCGATGCTCTCGAATCCACCGTTTAAGAAACTGTACACGATTATAGTGTTCAGCTTGGAAGCTAATGCCCCGCTTTCAGAATTTAGCGGTAAGGCCAGCCAATATTTATTATCGAAATAAACTCCGCAAGACAGATGAACATAGTCTTGGTTAATTCGGTCGATAAATGGCTGGATGGTTTCGGAAATTGGTGTGCCTGTCCCCCGCAAATTATAAGTGTCAAGAAATTCGACTGAATATATACCTTGGTCGGATAAAAACATTATTTGATTAGCTACCTGAACAACTGACTTCCTTGCCGAGCATCCAATCTCTGTCGTTACCACATTGGTCGAAACATCAGCGAGAGATCCGCTTATTCCTGTCATCAGATGAATCGATTTACGATTAAATACTACAAGCGAATCTTTCGTAAACGGAGTAAGCTGAACGAGGTAATCGCTTTGCCCGGCAGACGGCCTGAACTGATTGCCGATTACATCCACAGTATCGAAGTCCATGATGTCCGAGGCTACGATTTCATCCCTTATCCCTCGGTCCGCTGGAGTACTATCGGAGGTATACCAGTAAGGCATCCAAAGCCTTCGTTCATGGACGATGCCCCAAGGTGCGGCGGGCTGATGGATATAGCCTTTGCCGACTGCTAAAGGTTTATTGACTGTTAGAGTTTTTGAATCTCCGATAGAGACATTAGCGACTTCTAAATTAAATGTAAATTGGTTGACTGTTGGCGCTCCCGTAACTCTGACTTTTTGATCCGCGAAAAGGTCAAATGGGCTAGTCCCCGACTGGATGGTTAAGTCATCCCCAGCGGATAGGCCGTGGGAAGTAATATCCATCGTTACCACTCCATCCTGTGCCACTGCGGTAGTGTCGGTAAGATAAACCGGTGCAGTATATGCCCCGTTTGCCACTCTGCTAAAGTCCAAGAAATATTCTACCTGTGCTCCGCTCACATTGAAGGTTGCCGTTTGGCTCGTTGCCATTGTGACGGTGAAAGAATTGGTCGATTCAGTTACCACCTGATAACAGTCGTTTGGATCGTTGGTATATGCCCCTAAACCGGTTAAAGTAATATAATCATTAACCGAGCGGCCATGTGCAGTCGATGTGTTTACCGTTATCGTCTGCCCGCTCTGTGTTGAAGATGTGATACCTACTCGCTGAACTGCTGGGCTGGCCTCGAGGGTTGTTTGACGAGTCCGAAAGATATACATCTTCCCGAGTCCTTGAGTCATTTGAACCGGTCCATCGACTGACTCTCCGCCCGCCTCATACCGACACTTAAAAAGTGCCGAGTCTTTCAGACGCAGAATGATACAGGTCGTATCGGTGGCAGTAAAAATATAATCGTCATTATTCGATGATGCGTCTGAAAAAACTGCCGAGCCGAATACTTCGTTTACTCCGTTGTCGTTGAGAGTAAAATCTAAAGTTGTACCAATGGATGTGCCAGCAGACACGACTGAAGGATTACCCGATGGGCTTGCGGGGGTGTCAACTGTTACAGGTAGTGTTTCATCTACCCCCGGTCCATTGTATGAAACCGAAGATGCAGACCATGCGGAAGCATTACTGGCATTTGTGCTACTAGACCAAAAAGATGAACCGCCAGTAGTACCGGGTTCGTTGCTGGACGAACTAGTATTGTCCTGTAAGCATTTATAAAATACTCCGTTATGCTTCACGAACGAGCTAGAAATATAAGTGACTTGCTTGGTTGTAAAATTAACTGAATCTAAGGGGAAAGTCCCATTGGGGCTGTCCGTAGTAAAACCTAAATCTGCTATGGTGATATCATCGCCAGGTACAAAGGATAAAGATGGAGTCGAATTTAATGTTAAAGTTACCACTCCGCTCTGCCTCTGAGCCGACAAAATAATGTAAGGCAGTCGGATCGCATTTTCACCCGAGGTAATCGATCCAAACAGAGTCGATAAACCTTTGCGAGTCTGCCAAGTTCCGTCCTTATTCATCCGACCATTCTTCGACAAAGCTACCTCACCAGGCTTTAGCTGATTAGGCCGCAAACGGGCATTCATCCGCAGAAAAAAAGTATCCCCTTCCGAAGTGAATGGATCGTCTAGCTTTCCGTATGAACGATAGCGACTCACTTCTTCTTCACCTCTTGGAAAATTTTTACCGCCATGTAAATGATTGTCATAGCCCCGGCAATGATTCCGATAAGCTCATGGAAAGATCCGCTTATGCTTGCTAATGATCCACCAAAACCAGCTAGTGCAGTTCTATCCATTAGAAAAGCCAATCGATTATGACGATGCCAACGACTAGTCCCGCAAATATGGTTATCATTTTAGCTTTTTTCGACATGTCCATGAACTTGTCTTTTAATAATTCAAGATTTCTCATTTCGGGAGGGTGGTTTTACGGGGAATGGTGCGCGAGTTTGATTCTTAATCGCTTCTGTTTGTGAGCATTGACGGGCAGTTCTTTTTGCCACGAAGATTGGAATGGCGAGGTAGCCACCGAGGAGGATGGCCGCTCCGATTAGTATTTTTTTTATGTAGGATGTGAATGCATCGAAACCTGTTTTATGCTCGGCTAGACCAGCATTCAGCAAGGCATCGACATCGCCTTGAGTGATGGATTCTACGAGTTCCTTTTTTTCGTCTGATAGTTCGTAAATTCTTGCACCGGCATACGCTGTTCCCGCACCCAATGCCGCACCGCCTGGGCCGAATACTCCTCCGACAGCCGCACCGCCTACTGTTGCGGCGGGGGTGATGAGTGATCGCATCGAGCATCCTGTGAGGCACAACGCCAATAATAGTATTGCGGTGTAGATCATTCAGGTTCGTCAGGAATCCACTCGTCAGTCGCTAATATTGTCATTATTTCAACCCATGTATATTCGGTCTTTCCTGAGAGGAATGATGGTTGAGTCCCTTCGTACTTAACGATAGTTTTTGAACTATCAGACGAGTATCGAAGATCATTTGCTGATTGTTCTATTACTTTATTAAAGTCTACCTCATTAACTTCATCGGCACTTATTATTACATATTTTCTCATAATTAATTAAGGTACATCGACTGATGCGGTTGCTCCATTCACAGTTAGATCTATAGTTGTTGTTGCGTTTCCTTGGTCTTTGACTGAAGAAGATGCACCACCCTCAAAGTCTCCCATTCTCCACCAATGCAAAGGGGAAAGAGAACTTAAATCGTCAGGTGATCCGCCGTTATAAATTGACGATACATTGCTTGTTTGATCAGAGTTCCAAATAGCTACCTCATCAATAACTCCAGGAAAATACTGCCCGAAACTACTTCGTCCTATATACTGGACTGTAAAATCTCCAGGGTTTGTTGAGTTGGCTGTAGGTGCTGGAGTTCCTAAATTATTTCCGTTGACATAAAAAGTACAATTACCGACTGAACCCGAACTATTATCTATAGCCATTACATGAAACCATGTGCTAGTATCGATCGTCCCTGTGTAATTTTTGTATCGTGCGTTTGTTGTTCCGTCTTGCCAATAGATATATTTGTTATTAGGATTCCAACCTAAGAAAGGGTTATTTATGCCTCCGATAATACTAGCTATGCCTACGCCTGACCCTACATCTGAAAATTTAACCCAAGCTGATATTGATTTAGCTCCTGAAAAAGTCGTTGAACTAAATGAGCATCCATCATCAACTCCATCAAAACTTAAAGAGTGAGCGTTACCACTCCACGCTGCTGGGTCAGTCTGTAAAGCTATACTATCTAAAACATAAGAGTTAGATGCGTAGTTTATTAAATCTACAGTTTGATACTGATTGACTGTGAAGTTCTTACCACCTATTACAGATAAAGTTACTCCCGAACCAGCCACTACACCAACAAGACCTGACCCACCTTGTACTAATTTGCAATTAAAACCAGCAGTAAGAGAAGATGGAATAGTAACAGTTATGGTTGCAGAGTTCGTGCAAACTATGACTTTTCCGTTATCACTATCACTAAGAGTACGGGATGTTGTTGTTTCCGCTACAGTGCTAAAGAAAGCAGAACTAAAGTCTGTGCTTGCGGATGTTGCCGCTGTACCAAGTCCTAAATTTGTCCTACTCGTCCCGGCATTCGTTAAGTCAGATAGATTATTGCTTGCGAGTAAGTCCCCTTGTGGAGCGGCCGCGACTAGGTTGGCAACGGTGACTTTTTTAGTTGTGCCGTTAGACGAACCAGTGGTGTCCGAGACATCGGTAATTGGAATAATATCGCCAACGGCGGGGGTTGCCCCGAGTGCGTCTAAAGATGAAATTTTTCGGTTCGCCATGTTTTATTTTCCTTTAATCAAATGCTAAAATGTTTCCGTCCTCTGTGTTTAAATAGGGTCCGCTCTCTGCTTGTAACGCTCCATCGACTCCGATGGGTGGGATGTGCGAATCTGCATCGCCCTCCCCTATCATTAAGCCTAGTGCGAGATCCGGCATCGCTTATCCTTTATACAAGATGCAAGCTCCAGATGCCAAGGAGACCGAAGTTGCCGGTACATACAGAACTTGGCCAGCCGCAAAGGTAACTGCATCGGAAATTAAGTCCGCTGAGTCATCCATTTTGCCGACTAAAGCGGCAAGGACTGAGTCTTCCGTGAACTGGATTGCAGTCCAGCCGTCTGTGCCATTTGTGTGGGCGGCTGTGTCGTTCACATAGGCACACCCATTGCTACCCATGCTGTTATTTACATTAATTGCTGAGATTCCCATAATTTTATACTGTGGTTAAAATATTAACTCCGAAGCTGTAGCTCGGATATGTGTTGAAAGTAATTTTATTTTGCGACTCGATTCGTTCAGCCTTATCCATTTCTAGGGCTAAATATTCCTCGGCTCGTTGCTCCTCTTGCATTGCTTTTTCCGTCTGACCGTCTCCCCGCAAAAAGTCAGACAGGATGCCGGCTAATAAATAGTTCATTAAAAACATTGGAATATTTTGCTCGTCACCCGACTCTTTTCCATACTCGGGTCGGACTAAATTGCCCATTATGAATATTGAACTTTGTGTCGAATTGGCGGGTAAAACTACAAACCCATTGATTAACTGAAAATCAATTAAAATGGCCGAACGATCCGTAAGCGGGTTCTTATTGTATACCTTAAAGACATCTTGAATATCCACCGCATTATCAATTTGAACTGCCTTATCGGCGGCTATTGGCGAAGTGGTGGCCGCTACCGTCTTTTCCACTAATGTCTGAAGTTCAGGCCATTTTATTCGTGACCAAACTAAGTCTGCCCGAGTGTTTACAGCTTGTTTAAAAAAGAACTCGTCTACCTCGGTTAAGGTGGCCAGTCCCGCCGCCATTTGGAAGCGTTTCTCTAAAGCTGTAAAATCGATGGTTCGCATCTACTGAACATTTGCGAA